TCTACCATATCAATGGCAGAATCCATAGCACCATACACACTCAATACATCTAAGAAGAGGTTCATCTCTTCTTCATTATTTGGGTCTTCAGGTTTTATGCGGTTGGCTATATCAGTCAAGAGTTGGTTCTTCGTGCGTAGCCAGAGCAAGGTCATACTCTTGCTCTCGGCATACCTCCATCTGTCACTATCTAAAGGGTGTCTCTCTTCACTCATCGTTTATAAATATAGTATAAGTTTAGGCTAAAATGGTAAGTCACCTTGAACTTTCTCTGAAGTTTCTAACAGGCTCTCTCCGTCAATCTCAAACCCTGCGCTACCTGGCTTCATCCGCATCATAATAGGGTCATCATACGGAGTCGGTTTTCCGCCCGTCTCCGTCTCTTTGACCTTAAAGCAGTGTATGTGTGTGTACATCCACTCGGTAGGGTGAGTTGTTAGCCTGTGAATACACCACATATCATCGGCCCTATTGCCCCACTTACCACCTCCTTCAACATCACCTACGCTAGGGGGCTTAGTCATACCTGCGTACTCGTGCTGTGCAGGGTACTTGTTTCGTAACGCTCCCGTTACTGCGTGCGTATTTACCCACACACTGACCTTGTGCTGCTTGGCCCAATTACGCAAAGCTGTAGCCACCTCGTAGTCATACTCGTGGCCACCTAATGCCTGAAACATCTTAGGTTCTTTCCTGAGCGAATTATATGGATCAATAAGAAAACCGTCTATGCCCTCCTCGCTATTGATGTCGGTAGCCTCCTCAATCAAATCCTTATAGGAGTACATCTTCTTATCAGCATCCAATATAATAAAGTGACCCATAATAAAACGCATAGCCTTCTGCATCTCATCCTCCTCAACTTTGTTTATAGTCTTACCCAAATAGAACTGCACAATCTTTATAGCGACACTCTCTGGGGTGTTCTCGCTGCTAAAGATGAGCCACTTGAGTTTGTTCTTCATTGACTGCAGTACCATCAGGTAGAGAATCGTAGTGGTCTTACCTACGTTGTTATGCCCTAAAATGATATTGAAATTACCTCTTTTAAAACGGAGGTACTCGTCTAGTTTGTAATGCCCAAAGTCATAGCCTTGCTTGACCCTGTTCATACGAATGTTATCTATCCGACCCGTGAGGTCGGCATAGCTGACTTTAGCCATATGGTTTTGGTATTAAAAAAGGGGAGAGCATTGCCCTCCCCCTGATGTGAAACTTTTAATTAGAACGGAGACTCAGTGCTCTGCTCTTTGAGTGGGTTGGTATCGTTATCGAGTACCCAATCCTTAAAAGATTCTGCTAACCTCAATACATCAAGGTGGTTAGCATCCATACTTGCGGCAAACTCAGCGGCTGCCTTTAACGCTGTTTGACGTACAATAAGTACATCCTTTGAGGTAGTAGCCCCTCCGCCCGTTGAAGGGGCGGTGGCTACCTGCTGTGGTGCATTCGTTACCTGACCATCATACTGCGGATTAGCAGGCTTAATCTTAAACCAAGTCTTACCCGTTTTACTTTGCTTTGCCTCATCAAGGTAGTGGGCTGATTCGCCTACTACAAACTTGTTTTGATTCTCGTTAGTTGACGTATAGAGGCCAGAGTCCCCATTGTCAAATCTAACTCCATAGGTGTACATCATTCCGTACTGACCTTGTCTTGGTTCGCCTACAGGCTTCACCTCTTGAACTACTGCTGTTTTCATAGCATCTCTTTTATTGATTATTAAACTGATTCGAAATTAACAAAATTATTCATATAACGGCAATAAACGTTTAGCAATTTCTGCAACCACGTCAACCGTGACTGCATTGCCGCACTGCTTATAGCGTTGCGTATTACTCATTCTTTTGATTTCACCTTCGTACGATCCATATTCTGTATGGTTATCAGGGAAGCCCTGAAGCCGCTCACACTCTATCGGAGTAAGTCTTCTGATTTTGTACTCAGGTTCTACTACTGCCTGCTCGCATAAGGTGTCGAGGGTTTGCGCTTTCTGCTTACCCACTCGACCCCTGCGAGTAGTTGAGTTTATAGCAGTAAGGTTGATACTATCACCTGCACCTGCTTCCTCATAGCCACATTCCTTAGCACTCTTTACCCTAAGGAATTGGTCTGTATTGCCTCCGCCACCTGTAACTGAATGTAATGTGTTTGCCGTGTCTTTGTAGTTGCGATTAGTTACTTTCCCGTCTGAGGAACGGGTGTAACTAATCACCTCAGCAATCATATTCATTCCTCGGTAGTTTCCTGCTGCGTGGCCAGGTGATTGTAATGTAGATGCGACTTTTGCATTCCTGAAGTCAGACTCTCCACTTGACTCTCCGATAGGAAATACTCCTCCCCAATCTCCTCTGGCTTCTGTAGAATATCCAACAAGGTATACTCGCTCTCTATTTTGGGGTAGAAACCACGATGTATTAAGCAGTTGCCATTCAAGTCTATAGCCCCCAAGGTCAATAAAGGCTTGGAGGATTGCCGCAAAATCTGCCCCATCGTTTGAGGAGAATGTCCCTTTAACATTTTCCCAAATAAAAACTCTTGGTCTGCATTCTCCGATAAGCCGTATTGCTTCAGCAATAAGACTGCTTCGGTCTCCTTCGAGACCCCTGCGACCTCCAGCCTGACTAAAGTCTTGGCAAGGTGATCCAAAGGTGACAAGGTCGATTCTTGGGAGGTCTCCTCCCCGAACATCTGTAACTGAGCCGACATAAGTACTCTTTTTAAATTGATGTTTATACACAGCGATAGCGTGCTTATCTACTTCGGAGAACCAAGAGGTCACCTCATAGCCTGCACGCTCGAAGCCCAAATGAAAGCCTCCAATACCGCTGAATAAATCTAGTTGGTTAATCTTCATTTGTAGGTACTGCGTTGCTTAATCTAACCTCAACCTCACAATAATTCTTTTCAACCGTTTGGTCATAAACGATAGTGAGCTTGTGGTAATACTTAGGGCTATCGTCAGGAATCCATCCGTTAGCCACGAGAGTATCAGCAGTAAATTTTGAAACCAAAACAAGGTTATCCACATCGGCACGAGTATGATAGCGAATAACGATAGTGCAAGCCTCTGCACAATGGTGGTCATAACGAGCCAATTCTGACTCCACGATTTTCTTATATTCATCTTTTATCCTTTTTCTATACGTCCAATGCTTTCCTGCATACAGACTATTTAACGATATTGTCTTCGGTAGTTTCAGGAGTAAGTCCAAAGTCTCTTTCATATTCTAGTTCCTTTTTTAAGTGATCCACAGCTTTGGAGATGTCCTGACTCCTTGGGTTGCCTTGCTTCTTTCCTGCACGAAGCAGGTAAGCAATGGCAACACCAAGGTTATACGAATCCCTCTGGAAATCCATTACTACATCAAAAGCCTCAAGGCCTTTGTACTTACCGAGGTAGTAACTTGGTGTCGAGGTAGTATCCTGTTTGGTACTTGCCGTATCGGTAGTCGCTAAGTTGCCTGTCGGGGATTCCGAAGTGGAGGTATAGGTGGTTGTATAAGGTGATTTCATTGACTTCGTATTCTTCATAATGCTCAACTTTCTGAATCTCTTTGTGAATCTTCATTGTATTCCTCTTTAAACCTCTCAAATAGATAGAGGGCCGTCTCAGCAGATATGTCCTTCCGCTGATAGTCCCTCACTATAAATTGCTTTAGTAAATTAACCTCTCTCTCTAAGGCCTGAACTCTGGCCTGAGCAAGTTCATAAGTCTCGTTTGTCATAGCATCTGTTTTTGATTGTCGTGAAAGTATAAAAAAAAAGCCACCCTCGAAAGGTGGCTTGTAATTTTTGTGATTATCCTAGTTCTATTGAGTATGCGTTAGCTACTCGCTTCAGTAGAATCTCTGTGTAGTATTGTTGGTCGCTTGACATTTGCATTGTAGCTCCTGAGCCCCACAAATAGTTAATAGCTTCCATACACTCTTTCTTTGATACTTGATTTAACATAGCATTTTTATTTTTGGTTATACCCAAATATAATAAAAAAACTAATACTGTGTACAAGTCTGTGAAAAAAGTTTGATTTGAAAGTTTGGCTGTTAGCCAGGGAATCCCTTTTTTTTACTTTAGTATACTATTAGAGTATATATATCTACCCCTAAAGGGTAGAGATATATATACTCTTACTCTAGAGTCATTTTAGTTTACCACGCTTGTCTACGGTGCGTACTGCGAAGTACCCACCTACAACCGTTACACTTAGCATATTCCAAAGACTAATCCAAGCACTATCTACTTCTAGTATGCCTAAGCCATCAAAGAAAGTAGCTATGACTAAAAACGATACGACCACCACTAAGGTTAATGGTCTCACGTTTTTACTTAGCCAACTGTCACTGCCCATATCAGCTTGCCAACGCTTACTCACCTCAGCTTCAATAGAAGCCTTTACAGCAGCTTTCTCCTCAGGAGTGGATACATACCTATCTACGACATCAGAAACCGCTTTAATCGTCTCCTTTGCGCCTTTGCCTAGTAGCTTGCTTACTAATGGATTCATTACAATTCTTTTT